CCGTGAGATCCAGCAACCCTGCTTCATAGGCCTCTTTGGTTAATGCTCGATCACCCTTTAGTATGCCTTTTACTGTCTTGGCACGGTCTGATCTGAGTCCACTAAACATTGATACGACTGCTTTCTGTAGCATTTCTGGCAGATTCTCTGGATATTCACAACCTATCAAAGCATTGCTAGTCATCCAGTCGTTGATTGTAGTACAGATATCAACCTCATACTTACGCCAACTGATAACCTGTTCATCATGCTCAAGTTTCTGCACCTCCAACTCCGGTGGTGTTAGGAACTCTAACGCCTCATCTGATGGTTTGTATGGCTTGCACATGAAGTCGATAGAATCCTGTAACGTATTCGTATCGTATATCCTAGCTTGCATAGTTTCCAACAGAATAGCCGTATAACTCTTAGCCTTACCCAAGTAATCAGCCTTCTCGTACGGGCTTATATCTTCTGCAAAGATGTTGACACCGGCCTCGTACATCTCCCTAGCTTCACGTTCAAAGTCTAGTTCATTACGGATGTCAATGGTTGGTACCTCTGGCTCCTTATGCTGCTGACACAGATGCAGCCGTAAGAACCCAGCGGCTCTACACTTGACTTGACCTCTGATTGAACGGACACCATTGGGATAGTCCTGGTGCATGCTGATGATTTCATTTAACTGTTTCATTTGTTACTGCTCCTAATATGTGAATGTTGTACATGACCGTTTCGCAACGGTTTCGTCCAATTCAGGACTCATCAGATGTACTTACTCATCATCATCATCGTGAATGTTAATAAATATATCGCTATCCAACATACTCCTCATATCCTGAAGGGTCGATATCTGACGATGTGCGCCCTCAACCTTCTCCAACTCTTTAATAGCCATGTGGAGTGCTGTACCAATAATGATACGTCCTCTCATGGATGAGATTAACCGCTCAACCGATCCTGCTGGTAAATCATACTTATCATGCTGTAATGGATGTGTCATCTGTGCTGTTCTCCAATATAGGTTTATACGAACATCTTCTACAGTGGGCATTTTATGCCGAGGAGCGCAGGAAGTCAAGAGAAGACGTTGATGTGTTTATCTCTTTACTTTTGAGCACCGCAGGTACACTTACAGCCCGCCAAGATGTGAGTCGTGCAGGGACGCGGAACCGGTATGGTCTGGCGCTATAAATCATACAAAGCCGCTGGGAACGAAGACAGTCGTATCGGTACCCCTGAGTACTACGTCCCTATAGAGAGACACTATCCTTTCTCTTCTATTTCTTTTCTATGTTCCAGTTGTATGGCTAATAAGATATCCATAGTCACACACACACACGACAGTTCAAACCAACCCAGTTCCCAAACCATGGTGCTGTTCGGACCCGCGGGGATGAGCGGAAGCGATTCGCCGCCCTCTGTTACGAGCGTAGCGAGAAGACAAGCAGTGCCGGGGCCAGAGCCTACAGCTATGCTCTTGTTCGTCCCTCACAAGGCTATATTGCTGCGCGGAGGGTACCCCCTAGGCACCCCCCTTGCTGTTGAAGTATATATAAATATCCCTCCCATACAGCGAAGGGTAAATATCACTAACATAAGCATTTAATTATGAAACATCTAGAAGAGAATAGTACAACTTATTGGAAGCATTTAGGGTTCGCCTTGATGTTATCCTTTAGGTTATTGATATTGTCTATAGCAGGAGTTATTCATGCTATTATTCCTTATATCTTCCAGAATACTGTAACCAGTGGAGTAAAGGACTTAGATAATCTTCTTGAAGAGGATATAGGTAATTATGGTGGTACTAAGTAGTGGCTGATTATAGGGATGATCCAAGATGGAAGGAGTATGGATTTGGAAGGGATATGTTCCCCGGAGGTGGTACTACACCTGTAGCTTCTTCTGAGTACATGACTGCTGATGCTGGTGATGCTCTCAGGAGGGCATGGGGTTGGATAAAGGAAAAAGGCAGATCAGAGACAACCGGTCCTGAAGCAATGGGATTAGGCATCCCTGATTACACTCCAGAAAAGGGTGAGTTATATAAATACCTTGACTCATCTAGGGAAGATGCGGAGAGGAAAGCACTTGAAGAGAGGGATCGTCTTCTTAGGGAGACTGAAGAGTACGATAAGACATTCAAGAAGATTAGTGGTGAGTATGACGAATATGGCAAAACAGAACGATCCGGTGATATTACTAAGGAGGCAGAGGTTAGAAGGGCGTGGGAAGACTGGGCTGATTACGGCTCTCCTACGGACGGCGACAGCGATACTATAGTGGTTGATCCTACTACGGGTGTTGATATACTTTATGATAGCGCAACCCCGATCTTAGATATAATTGGTTCTGGAACTTCTGGTTCAAAGATGTCATTAGAGACTCCGTTAGAAGCTATACCAGAAGTAGATACATTTAAAGAGTTATCCAGTACACCAAAGACTTCTCGTGTATTGTACTCTCCATTCGCTGGAGATGTTCCACCACCAGAACCATTCAAAACTGAAGGGTTCACGGAGTATTTTGACAGAATTCGTCCCGGTAGACGAGATAAAATAGCTGAGAGCGGGACTAAATATATTTTTGGAAAGGAAGAAGTCGGTAGTTACCCAGGTGCGGGTTGGAATGTCTACGAGTCACCGGGATTTGGTGGCGAAGAAGGAAGATCAATCCCGTATGAGACTTATGATAGTTATGGTAGACCGTTTGTCATGGGGATGGATGGTCGTTGGCAGCATAAAGAATTGGCTCCCCTTCTTTGGGATTCTGCGGAAAGGCAACACAATGCAAGCATGAAGGCGCAGACCGATAAGAGGAATGCTCAAATTGCTGCTTATTGGGAAAAAGTAGATGAACATACAAAGTTCGTAGAAGACTATATAAAGTCTAGTGGAATAACGGCGGAAGAGTATTCTAAACGCAGTACAGCAGCTACACCACTCAAATCAGAATATGTAAAGGAGCATCCTGATTACGAAGAGTTAGTACGAGAAGCAGTACCAACACTAGATGAAAGACTAGATGTACCTGATGACAGCATCTTTAAAGGTGATCGAGAAGCGGCGATAAAGGAAGCTTTAGCGCCTGTAAAGCTTGAAATCGGAAAAGACTCGAAGAGCGATTTAGAGGATAAAATCTCTACAGCAGCTTTAGAAGTTACTAGAATTCTTGAGGATATGGGTCTTGTTCCTACCGGCGAAGGGGTACTGGATAAGTTGGGAACCGTTATAAAAGACGCCAAAGGCGGTGTTCTATCGCCCAGTCTTGGTTTAGGAGCTAAACGTGGACATGCACCGGGTTTAGCTTTTGACGATGCGATAAAACATGCGCTTGGAGCATCAGTAGTAGGTGAAGGCATCATGGATCTTAGAGAATCTTTAGACACTACCGGCAGTGGCAGCGATCCAATGGATTACGATATGCATGAAGCTGTTGGTGGGTATTTACCCGGAACCGGCTTATCACCAGAAGAGGCTGTTCGTGCAGCGACAGGTGAAGCAGTCCGTAGAATTGTTGATCCTTCAGCGCCATATGCATCTGCTAGATCTCCAGAAGTTTTGGAGACTAAATTTGAAGATGCGTTCGGTTCATCAGTTCTTGACAGTGAAAGACTTCCTATATCATTTACAAGGGGTATGAGTGCAGAGGATGAGAGAGCTGCTTATCTTTCGAGGGGTTCAGATATCCCCATTGATCCAACATTTGCACCGGATGCTAGCATGCATTATACTGACCCACTAAAGCATTATGATACTGAAACTGTACCGGGTCATTCACCATTAAGCCTTACTACTCCTTTTACGACTGCAGTAGAGGGTTGGGAACACGCTGCTGAGTTTGCTCCACCAGAATGGAGTTACCCAGCTATGCCTCCTCCAAGTGATTACTCTTATCCGGGATTTATTCCCTCATCTCCTTTTGGTACAGCTCCTTATAGTCCTCCCGGCTATAGCCCAGTAACAGGAACATTTTATCCCACGGCTGCAGAGATCATAGCTGCCGGTGGTGGGGAGTTATTTACCGAACCTTCACCTCTGATGATTCCATGACAGATAAACAAGACCAATTCATAGAGAACTATGTACTTACCGGGAATGCCACGAAGTCTGCTATTGCTAGTGGATACTCCGAAAGGACTGCAAAGGTTAAGGGTTCTCAACTTAAAGCGCAACTACGAAATGAAATACTTGAAGCGACTCAGAAAGTGTTGGCAGATAAAATCCCGGAGGGACTTAACTGGCTCACAGAACTCGCAAGAGAAGCAGAGAGCGAGTCTGTTCGACTCGGGGCTATCAAGGATCTACTTGATAGGGCTGGCCTTAAACCAATCGAAAGAATTGAAACCACAACTGTTGAACAGATGTCAGACGAGGAAATCAGAAAAGAAATAGATGCTCTCACAAGACATTAACCGAAAGTTAGAGCTTCTTAGAGAACAGAAAAAAAGAATACGCTTTAACAGGATAGATCAATACGATCCTTATCCTTACCAGCAGAAGTTTCACGATACAAGCAAGGATAGCAACCAACGCTTGTTAATGGCTGCGAACCGTATAGGGAAATCATACTGTGGTGCAGCAGAAATGTCTTTCCATCTGCGAGGGATATACCCTGAGTGGTGGAAGGGTAGGAGATACGATCAACCTATCACAGCATGGGCTGGTGGCGTATCTAACGAGACTACGCGAGATATAGTACAAGCAGAGTTATTGGGTTCCCCTGACGATCCTGACGCGTTTGGTTCCGGTGCGATTCCCAAGAATTATATAATAAAGACGGAAAGAAAGCCGGGTGTACCAAATGCTAAAAGTGTCGCGCTAATACGACATGTCAGCGGTGGGAACTCTTCTTTACATTTCAAAGCCTATGAGATGGGTCAAGAGAAGTGGCAGGGCCGATCTGTAGACGTTGTTTGGTTGGATGAAGAACCGGGTAGAGACATCTACTCACAAGCGGTCACCAGAACGCTAGACAGGCGCGGTATGGTCTATATGACCTTTACCCCTGAGGCGGGTATGACTGAGACCGTAGCGGCCTTTATGAACCGTATACAGAGCGGACAGAGCCTAGTCAATGCGACATGGGATGATGCGTCTGAGAAGATCAAGTCTTTGAAGGGGCAGAAAGGGCATCTATCTGAAGCCGTTATGGAGCAGATCCTATCTGCATACTCTCCACATGAGAGAGAAATGCGTAGATATGGCAGGCCATCTATAGGTTCAGGGCTGATATTCCCTGTTGATGAGAGTAAAATCATTATTGATCCGATTGAGATTAAGGAACATTGGCCTAGAATAGCAGCAATCGACTTTGGTTGGGATCATCCTACAGCGGTAGTGTGGTGTGCTGTTGATAGAGATGAGGATGTATTTTATGTATACGATTGTCACAGAGAGTCTAAAGCCTCTCCAGCGGTACACGCACAGACTATACGATCTAGACCTCATTTTATCCCCATTGCTTATCCCCATGATGGCAATAGACGAGATTCTATGGGTAATCCCGGTCTGGCTGAGCAGTACCGTAACTTAGGTTGTAACTTTTTACTAGAGCATTTCTCCAATCCTCCAGCATTGGGAAATAACAAAGGGTCTAACTCCATAGAAGAAGGACTAATGGCAATGCTGCAGTCGATGGAGGTTAGCAATTTTAAGGTATTTTCTACATTAAGTAGCTGGTTTGAAGAGTTTAGAATGTATCACAGAAAGGGAGGAAAGGTAGTCCCGTTCCGCGATGATTTAATGAGCGCAACGAGGTACGCCTTCCAATCTCAACGATTCGCAGTTTCAGGTAAAGACCCTGCGTGGACACAGGATATAGTATACAAGAATTATGGCATCATCTAAAATAACAGACTCAGAATTACTAGCTAGAATCGGAAGCGAGATTGCAGATGCTTTAGGATATAGTGATACTATTTCCCTGCAAAGGGAAGAAGCTATGCGGTATTACTATGCTGAGAAGTTTGGTAATGAGGTTGAAGGCCGCAGCCAGTATGTTGATTCCTCAGTAATGGATACTATTGAGTGGATCAAGCCATCCCTTATGCGGGTATTTGCATCGGGTGATGAGATGGTTAGCTTTAGCCCTGTTGGACCGGAGGATGTAGAGTCAGCAAAGCAAGCGACTGACTATGTAAACTATATCTTTACTAAGGATAATCCCGGCTGGGAGATTCTTTATACTTGGTTTACTGACGCTCTGCTCCAGAAAAACGGTATAGTCAAATGCTGGTGGGATGAGTACGAGGACTATAACCGAGAGGAATATAATAATTTAGATGAGCAGGAGTTCAATGCTCTTCTCATGAGTCCGGGTGTAGAAATACTTGAACATACACCGGAAGAAGGCTATCACGATGTAGTCATTACTCGCAAAGCTTACATTGGTAAGGTAAGGATTGAGAATGTAGTACCTGATGAGTTCTTGATCTCAAGAGAGTCTAAGACGATTGAAGAAGCTAGGTTTGTCTGTCATAGAATAAAGAAGACTTTATCTGAGTTGCGTGAGATGTATCCAGATACAGAGTTTGATCCTATGGAGCTATCTAGTGGTCAGTATGACTTTGATGCGTCAACATGGGGTGGAACAAACGCACGTTATTCCTTTGACAACTCTGCTGATATCTCATTTGGTGGTGGTTCTATAGATCTAGGTAACGAAGAAGCATTGCAGGAATATTGGTTGCATGAAAGCTATATGCGTACTGATTTCGACGGTGATGGTATTGCAGAACTAAGAAAGGTTTGTTCAGTAGGCGATTTTATTATAGAGAATGAACCTATTGATCGCATTCCCTTTGTAAGTATTACACCAGTAAAGATTCCGCACAAGTTCTTTGGCTTGTCCATTGCTGATTTGATTATGGACATTCAACTAATTAAGTCAACCTTGATGCGTAACCTTATGGATAATATGTATAACCAGAACTTTGGTAGATACGCAGTCCTTGAAGGTCAAGCTAATCTTGATGACTTACTAACCCAGCGTCCGGGCGGTGTGGTTAGAGTTAAGAGTCCTAATGCAGTTACTCCCTTGGCTACTCCACAGTTAGAGCAATCATCCTTTGCTATGCTTGAGTACCTAGATAAACTGCGTGAATCCAGAAGTGGTGTAAATAAATACTCACAGGGATTAAATGAGAATGCTCTCACATCCCATACGACAGCTACAGCTGTTGCCGCAACAATGACGGCAGCGCAGTCAAGAGTTGAGTTGATAGCTAGATGTTTTGCTGAGACAGGCGTTAAAGAGCTAATGAGAAATATCTACGAGCTAGTTCTGAAGAACCAAGACCATGAGCGTGTAATTATGCTTAGAAATCAATGGGTTCCCGTACGTCCTGATATGTGGAAAGACAAGTATGACTGTACAGTATCTGTTGGTATTGGCAGTGGTAACAAAGACCAGCAGCTTATGCACCTAACTACGATGTTAGGGTTTGCTGGCGATGCCATGCGTGGTGGATTGAAGATTGTTAGTGAGAAGAACATGTATAACATGGGTGCTGCTCTTATAAAGAACATGGGCTTTCAGAATGTTGATGACTTCTTAACTGATCCAGATAGTGTTCCTCCACAACCTGATCCACAGGAACAATTAGATCAGCAAGAGATGCAACTTAAACAGAAAGAGCTTGAAATAAAAGCCGCAGATATCCAGATAAAACAGCGGAAGATGGAGCAAGTAGCTGCTTCAGATGCTGTAGATGCACAACTGAAAATGGCTGAACTTGCACTAGAAGCAGAACAGGGTAGACCTGTAGCGATAGGATAAT